AAATCTTATCCGTGAAATAAAAACATTTGTTGCTCGGGGAGCATCTTATTCTGCCAAAGATGGTAATACAGACGATCTTGTTATGGCAACATTATTAGTTGTACGTATGGCAATAACAATAGGACAGTTTGATGGTACTATATTTGATACATTACAAGATACGTTTGAAGAATGGGAAGACGGCGGCGATATCAAACCTATGCCAATAGCTATAATATAATAAATACATATAATGATTAGGAAGGTTACATGGCTATAGATTACGAAGGATTTGCATCTGAGATATTTAATATTCTTAAAGGAACCGGTTTAAGTGTTGTTTTATTCACAGATGACGGGCAACGTACAGTAGATCCTACTAAAGCACGACGTTTTTATGATCGTAACACACACATGATGGTTAATATTGACGATGATCAATTAAAAATTCATTTAAGTGAACATGAAGATGTTAATGAAGAAATAATCGAAATGCTACGAAACCAGGCTAAAAATTATATGTTTGAGTTTACAATTAAAACATATGGAAAGCAGTTACAACCAAAGGATTTTGCACACATGGCTATGAATACAGCAGTTAAAGAAGGATTAGAAAAACCATACGGAAGTATGAAAAGTAGTTATCAAAGAATCAATGATGCTAAATTAATAATCCGCCATACTAAACAAGTAGACGAAGAAAAGGTGGGTGCTAGATCTCGTAACATAAAAGGCTTATATATTGAAAATGCCGACGGCGAAAGATTTAAGTTCCCATACGTACATCTTGCAGGAGCACGAGCAATGGCTCGTCATGTAAATGAAGGCGGCACACCTTATGATGTTGTCGGTGAACATATTATAGAAACTGTAAAGAATTTAAAAAAGTTACAAGAATTCACAAAATACGTAAGACGCAATTCTTTGGTTAATGAACAAACATCAGATGTTATTGATAGAGTTAACACATACAAAACTAATGCTAAAACAGAATTAACTAGATTAGCTGGGATAAGATCATATCAATCCATGGTTGAGCAAATCGAAACACAAGAAGCAGTTAATGATCCAGTTAATGAGTTAGTAGATCAATTAAAAGAAAAATTTACAGTAAAATATTTTGATCAACAATTTGAAGATATTTTACCTTTCATTGCAAATCTTCCTCTCCAAGAAGATGGAATAGTAGAAGAAGAAGATCATATGATAGCACATTGGGAAGAAGTTGTTTCTGAAATGCTAGAAGATAAATTTTCAAAATTTGATATATAAAATATTATCAAAATCTCACCCAAAACCACTTGACATATAAATAATAAAGTGTATACTTAATACTGTATATGAAAGTATATACACTTAGGCAAATTTTAAGGCTAACATTAAAGGAGAATTATTATGGCTACATTGGCTGAAATTAGGGCAAAACTATTAGAACAAGAAACACGCCGTGGTCCCGGTACAAGCACTGGTGACAACGCAATATATACATTCTGGAATATTCCAGAAAACACAACCGCAACATTACGATTCCTACCAGATGGTGACGCAGAGAACACTTTTTTCTGGCGGGAACGTCAAATGATTCGTTTAGCATTTCCAGGAGTTAAAGGTCACGATGAAAGTCGTTCAGTGACTGTTCAAGTTCCTTGTATAGAAATGTGGGGAGATGCTTGTCCAGTACATGCAGAAATTCGTCCATGGTTTAAAGATACGTCCATGGAAGATATTGCTAGGAAATATTGGAAAAAGCGATCTTACTTATTTCAAGGATTTGTTATTGAAAATCCTCTTGTTGAAGACGACACACCAGAAAATCCAATTCGTAGGTTTGTAATCAATCCAAGTATCTATAAAATTATAGCGGCCGCATTGATGGATCCAGATTTTGTAGAAATACCAACAGATTACGAACAAGGTACAGACTTTAGGTTGACTAAAACTCAACAAGGTCAGTATGCTGATTATTCTACATCTAATTGGGCACGTCGTGAACGTAGTTTAAATGAAGAAGAACGACAAGCAATAGAATCAAATGGTTTATTTAATCTAAATGATTTTATGCCACGACGTCCAAGTGAAGATGACGTTAAAGTTATTTTCGAAATGTTCGAAGCATCAGTAGATGGTCAACTTTATGATCCAGATCGATTTGGTCAACATTATCGTCCGTTTGGTTTAAACGTGGACAATGGAAATAGCAGAAAATCTGCGCCGGCGGCAAGTACGCCTGCTCCTGCTCCACAACCTGCTGTTGAGAAAACAGAAGAAACTGTAGTAGAAACACCTGCCGCAGATCCTGTTACAACAGAAGGTGCAAAGCCGAGTGCTCAAGATATTTTAAAAATGATCCGCTCGCGCCAAACATAATCAATTGTTAAAGGGGGGGCAACCCCCTTTTACCTTAAGGAGATAATATATGGCTAGACCATTTGACGTAAGTAAATTTAGAAAAACAGTAACAAAATCTATTCCTGGATTAAGTGTAGGATTTAGAGATCCTGATACATGGATCTCCACTGGAAATTTAGTTCTCGATAAACTAATTAGTAATGATTTTCACAAGGGTATACCTTTAGGAAAAGTTACAGTATTCGCTGGAGAAAGTGGTAGTGGTAAAAGTTTTGTTTGTGCAGGTAACATTGTAAAAAATGCTCAAAAGCAAGGTGTTTTTGTTATTTTAATCGATTCGGAAAATGCATTAGATGAAGCATGGCTTCATGCGTTAGGTGTTGATACATCGACGGATAAGTTATTAAAAATGAATTTAGCAATGATAGATGATGTTGCTAAAGTGTTAAGTGACTTTATAAAAGAATATAAAGATAATTATGCAGAATTAGAATACGAAGATCGTCCTAAAGTTTTATTTGTTGTTGATTCTTTAGGTATGTTATTAACACCAACAGATGTCGCTCAATTTGATAAAGGCGATCTTAAAGGTGATATGGGGCGTAAACCTAAAGCATTAACGGCACTAGTTCGTAATTGTGTTAATATGTTTGGTAGTCTTAATATAGGTCTTGTTTGTACTAATCATACATATGCAAGTCAGGATATGTTTGACCCAGACGATAAGATTAGTGGTGGACAAGGATTTATATATGCATCGAGTATTGTTGTTGCAATGAAGAAACTTAAACTTAAAGAAGACACTGAAGGTAATAAAATTAGTGATGTAAGAGGCATACGTGCGGCATGTAAAGTAGTAAAAAGTAGATATGCTAAACCGTTTGAAAGTGTTCAAATCAAAATACCATATGACTCAGGAATGGATCCCTATAGTGGATTAGTAGACTTATTTGAAAAAGTAGGTGTATTTACTAAATCTGGAAATAAACTACAATATACTTCTACCAAAGTAAAAGGAGAAGTTATAAGTGAGTTCCGTAAAAAATGGACTCCTGAAAAATTAGAATTGGTAATAGAAGAATTGGGAGACAGAGATATTTTCCAAAATAGTCAAAATAGTTAAATACATGTTTTACTACCCGGAGAATATATATGTCAAGTTTATATGCTGATGAAGCAGAAGTCCTAATAAGTTTATGGTTAAGTATTAAACAATTTATTACTGCAAAAGAACGAGAAGATGCCGCTGAAAGTTTTTTAAAGGCGGCAGAAGAAATTTATAATATAGAAGATATGGTAAACGAGTTATCTGGAAGTGATTCAGATATTGATAAGATACTGTCAACTAATTATATGCCCGAAGAAGATGAAGAGGACGAAGACGAAGAGTTTGATTAAGCATGTCTAAATGGTATAGAGCAGTACAAAAGGATCTTGGCAATATTGTTAAGGCTATAGAGTATTTTGAAACAGAATTAAAGCAAGGAAGAATAGAAATAAGCCTTGCAGGTAATATAGAAAAAAATAGTAGAGACATACCTGGTATTGTTGAACACAGGTTTGGACAACTACAAGAAATCGAAGCCATTCTAGAACATCTTAATATCGAATTAAGAAAATTACGTTCTATCAAATATAAGCAATTTTTAGAACATTATCAACGACAATTAACTTCTCGCGATGTCCAACAATATATTGATGGTGAGCAAGATGTTGTAGATCAACAGCATTTAGTCAATGAATTTGCCCTGATTAGAAACAAGTTTATTGGCTTCACTAAAGCAATAGATGCCAAGCAATTTCAGATTAATAACATAATTAAACTACGAGCTGCTGGATTAGAAGACCTAGGTCTTTGAAAACAAAGAGAAATAAAAGCAAGAATTCATGGTTGACAGATTGATAGTCTGACCTTATAATAGTAGTATAGAATAAGGCTATAAGGTATTTTTGGATATGAGACGCACATCAAGACTGGTTTACAAAACCAACCCTGAATTTCCAACCCTTGAAGTTATTGCTACTGCTATAGCAGTTGACAATAAACAAGGATTTATCCGTAGTGGTCAGGGTTATACCAAAATAAACGACGATGGTTCGGAAGAAGTAATAAAGGACAATAAATCTGTTCTTCTTCGTTCTTTGCTTAATAAAGAAGAAGAAGAAGTGATAAAACCTACTACCGAAGATCGAGAAGCGGCAGTACATTTGATTGATGATGTAACTGGCCGGCTTACTATGAAGAAGTTAGGTAGTAACTTAAATGAATTTGAAAATGCATTAATGGAAAACATCACTTCCGAAAAAGTAGGTGTGTATGGTGTTGCATTAATTGCTAGTATTCCAAACACTCAGAAGCATCAAACAAAGAGAGATACTGTTAAAGACAAACTTGATAACTTAATAAGTTCAAGTGGAACTGTTGGTAAAATAAGTACTCGCGGTATGTTTACTTTAGACATAATCGATATTACATTTGTTAAGAAAATGAGTATCTTTATGGTGACTGGTTTAGAAGATAAAAAGAATGTTGTTAAGTTTTGGTTTTCCAAAGATCCAGATATATCCGGAATACTTGAAGGTAAGACTGTTATCCTTACTGGTTTTGTAAAAAGTCAGGGTAAAAGTAGGTACAGTAATTGTCAAGAAACTATTATAAACCGAGTTAAAGTGGTAGAGGTTTCCTAATAAATACTATATAATGACAAGGTCATAATGACCACTGGAGACAATATATGGTATTTTGGAGATGGTGGATTTATATAGGATTATTAGCAGTTAGTGGAGCATATTGTTTATATGATAATCTCCATATATGGTTATGGGAAAATGATGTAACTAAACTTAGTTTTGTAATTCTAATAAGTTTCTTAATAGTATCATTATATTGCGGTCATCTATCCTATCAAAAGCATAAACAAAGTAATAAAAGATTAAATCTTGAACCTGTTTGGTTCTTTAGCGAAGCCTGCATTACTGTTGGTATGATAGGAACGGTAGCAGGGTTTCTACTGATGTTAGGTACAGCATTTCTAGATATTAATGTTGAGGAAACAGAAACATTACAGCGAGCAATAGGTCAGTTAGCAGTAGGAATGAGTACAGCATTAACTACTACATTGCTGGGTCTTATTTGTAGTCTATTAATTAAGTTCCAATTAATCAATATAGAAAATTCAACTCCAAGAAAAGCATCGAAAAAGACTTCCGGTGCTTATTCGAAAAAATGAAATGGATAGGCGAAAACACAGAAGCACATTTGCATTCGTAGATTTACTTTTTAATTTAACAGTGGGTTTTGTTATGCTATTCATTATAGCATTTATTCTTATTTCACCTCCAACTACAGAAAAAAAGATGGACCCTGATGTACAATTTATTATTAGAATGACATGGCCCGATCATGATGCAAATGATGTAGATTTATGGGTACGAGATCCTGCAGGAAATAAAATAGGCTATAGAAGCAGAGAAGCAGGATATACTAATTTAGAAAAAGATGATTTGGGCCATACAAATGATTGGGCAATAGTAAATGGGGTGAAAAAAATAGTTTATCAAAACCAAGAATTTGTTTTTATTAGAGGTTTTATTCCTGGTCAATGGAGAGTTAATATTCATTGGTATAATAAAAAAGATCCTAATACTGCTACTATTCCGGTAACAATAGAGTTATGGGATAATAAGCCTTATAAAATAATAGCCAAGCAAGAAATAATATTAACAAAACGTGGGCAACAAGCAACTGCATTTAATTTTATTATGACTGAACATGGAAATGTATTTGATATAAATTATGAAAAAACAAATTGGATTATGTCCGGTGTCGTTTCATATGAATATGATCAAGATAATAGTTTAGATCGAGGTGCGGCAAATGCAATACAGTATGGCGGAGGTACATCGACAGAAGTAGACACACCGCCTCCAGGACAGGACGGAAACCCATGATTGAATATATATTAAAACTTTTAACTGTATCGGCGCCGACTCTTGTTTTAACAGCAATTGTTGTATCAACAATGTGTGTATATACATTATGTCAAAGTAGAGATGTTAATGTTATAATAAAATGGCTTTCTCCCCCAATAGCCTTTGGTCTTATTTTTGCTACACTAATATGGATTACTTCTATATTCGGATTACCTAGATATGAATTTCCGCAAGGAGAATGGACATACATATGGCACGAAGAACGATTTATAGAAGAAGAGGCTCATGCATTATTATTGGCACATTTACTAGAAGACAAAACTGATCGTTTATATCTCTTTCCAGTTACTGAAAAAGATAAAGAAGGTTTACGAAAAATGAAAGAAGGTAAACAACAAGGAAGAGAGGCCTTAGCAAAATTTGAAGCGCAAGACGGTACTGAACAATACCGCGAATCTAGAGAACCTCAACTACATTATAAATTTTCTGATGAATTTCCTTATCCATCAAAAGAAGAAAATATGTCTGCTACCTCTGTATCCCCCACTACCAACATACAGATAGAAGAAACTACCACAGAAAGAGTGCGGCATCGTCTGTTTACAGTAGGACATTAACCCTGTAACCAGTACGGTTTTTAACATTTTTTATAAGTCATTGATTTTACTAGGTTTATAAGTTATTGATTTTAGGGCATTTTCCAAAATTTCTGTAAGTCATTGATATCATTAATAAAACACCAAGAAATACCGGTTGACAGATCTACCATATGAGGTTATCATATATATAGTGGAAGTGTGAATCGTTAAACGAGGGTTATTATTATGCGAAAAGTCCGTGTTCTTAACGGCGAGTATGGTGGCAAGGTTGTCACCAATACTGTGTTTCCCTTACATAAAGGATGGAAATTAGGGAAACGCGGTGGGTTCATCACAGTTGATGGATCTAAGGTTGTTGGATATCCTGACAGAAATATCCGGATCAAACTTGGCAAGGATGGATATGAACCATTGGTTCCAAAAGCCGAGAAGGAAAAAAACGAGCAAACCGACGAAGAGCGGATGAAAGAAATTCGTGAGCGGTTTGAAATCTTAGATGAAATGACAGAAGCAACAATGGAAGGTACAGTCCGCGGTATGATTGTATCGGGTCCCCCAGGAGTAGGTAAGTCATTTGGTGTCGAAGCAGTACTTGAGAAGGCCAACATCTTTAACAAGATAGGTAGTCAGCCATTTAAGTATGATATCATAAAAGGTGCAATGACGCCCATTGGTCTTTATACTTTGTTATATGCCTGGGCCGATAAGGGTAAAGTATTAGTACTAGATGACTGTGATACTATATTGTTCGATGAATTAGCACTGAACCTTTTAAAGGGTGCATTGGACAGTGGTAAGAAACGTCGACTGTTTTGGAATGCTGATTCGTCTATGTTACGGCGCACAGGAGTTCCAGACTATTACGAATTCAACGGATCAATAATTTTTATATCAAACCTTAAATTTGATGATATGGTTAGTGGCGGAAGGTTAGGTAAGGTTAAAGATCACTTGAAGGCGATTTTATCTCGTTGTCATTATTTGGATTTGACACTTGATACAATGCGTGACAAGATGCTCCGTATTAAACAGGTTGTTGGAGACGGTATGCTTGATGATCATAAACTTGCTGAAGGCGAAAAGGAAATGATCGTTAAGTACATAGACGATAATAAGGAAAAGCTGCGTGAAGTATCACTGAGAATGGTACTCAAAATTGCAGACTTGTTTAAAATGGCTCCTAGAAATGAGAAGTGGAAGCGACTAGCCGAAATGACTTGTATGAAAAGAGAAATTATTGAAGAATGAAAACTAGATAGCACACACCACTAAAATAATAATAACATATCTAGTTTCATGGAGCGGGGAAGGAAACTTCCCCGCTTTTCTTGTGTTATTAACAATTAGAGTGTATAATAATAATGTATGAAGCAGTGTAAACTAATCATAAGGGACGAAGTTAATGTTAAGTTCGATGGGTTGGATCCACCCATTCGGCGTAAGTTAGAAAAAGAGTTAAAGTTTTTCTTACCTTATGCATATCATATTCCATCCTATAAGTTAGGAAGATGGGATGGCTGTGTATCATTCTTTTCTGTTGGTGGAACGACATTTCTTAATTTGCTTGATCGTATATTACCGCTTCTTACAAGTTATGATATAGAAATAGAAGATAAACGTGAATCTTTTAACTTCAAATTTGATCCCATCGATAAGGATCATTTTAGTGAGTATAAATGGCCAAAAAAGCATACTGCCGCAGGTCAACCTATAGTATTACGTGATTATCAAGTAGAAGTTATTAATAAGTTTTTAAAGAACCCACATGCACTGCAAGAAGTTGCTACAGGGGCTGGTAAGACGCTCGTAACGGCGTCTTTAAGCAATTTAATCGAGCCATGGGGGCGTAGTATAGTCATAGTACCTAATAAGTCACTAGTGAAGCAAACAGAAGCGGATTACAAGGCATTAGGACTGGATACCGGTGTGTATTTTGGTGATAGAAAAGACTTTGGAAATACCCATATGATATGTACATGGCAAAGTTTAAACATAATGGAGAAGCGGTTCCGTGATGGATTAAGCGATGTTAGTATTGTAGATTTTGCAGAGAATGTTATTTGTGTAATTGTAGATGAAGCACATATGGTTAAAGCAGATGTTCTTAAAAAGTTATTAACAAGTGCATTTGCTAAAGTTCCTTTACGATGGGGACTGACAGGAACAATACCAAAAGAAGAACATGAGCAAGTCAGTCTTAAAGCAAGTATTGGCGAAGTAATACATCGATTAGGCGCGGCAGAATTACAAGACAGAGGAGTTTTAGCCAATTGTGAAGTAAATATTATACAATTAGAGGAAACAGCCGTATATAAAAATTATCAAAGTGAGTTATCTTATTTGGTAGGAGATAAACAACGATTAGATTATATGGCTGGCTTAATTAAAAGTATTTCGGAATCTGGTAATACTCTTGTATTAATAGATAGAATAAAAACGGGCAAGGGATTAACAGAAAGAGTAGATACTTCTGTTTTTATATCTGGCTCAGTAAAAACAGACGAAAGGAGAGAGCATTATGATGAAATTCAAGATAGTGACAATAAGATTATTATTGCTACTTATGGTGTTGCCTCTGTTGGTATTAATATCCCTAGGATTTTCAATCTTGTTCTTGTTGAGTCTGGGAAGAGTTTTGTACGAGTTATTCAAAGTATCGGACGGGGCATTCGTAAGGCAGCGGACAAGGATTTTGTACAAATCTGGGACATCACCTCGACGGCCAAATTTTCTAAAAGACATTTAGCAAAACGAAAAAAGTTCTACGATGAAGCAAAGTATCCGTTCAATGTAAACAAGGTAAACTATAGATGTTAATTTTAACAGTAGAAAATGAACCATATCAATTAAACAATATACCTGAAGAAGTAGAAGATATTAGATATTGTGTTATGGATTATAGTGATCCTAC